TTATCATTATTAAATGAATTATCTTTTAAAGGAATCCTAGAAAAATCATCAATATGGATACAAGTTCTTTTTAGCTTTTTATACTGGAATGATGAATCAGAAAAAAGTTTTAAAAAGAACTTTTTTCAAAGACCAAATGTTAGACAAGAATTTATACAAAGAAGAGATCCATTTGCGAAAACTTTAATGGATAGTTCAATATTTGGAAATACATTTAATTTAAGTTATAATGAATTATTAAAGTTATCTGAATTAAGAGAACAAGAAGTTACAATAGATGGTTTATTAACAGATAATAAATCTGTTATTACAAAAATTAATGATCAAGTTTATAAAAAATCAGCAAATGCAGTTGAACTTGGAAATAATTTAGAATTACTTAAATATTATTATGCAGCATTAACATTGAATAAAGTATTTAGTGAAAAAATAAAGATATTAAAATTAAAGAAGGAAAATTTAACGAAAACTACACGTCAATTATTAACAGAAATAATGAATTTGGTAAAAGATGAAAAAATAATTAAAGACTTGTCAAATAATGGTTCATTTGATATTAGTGAAGATTTGTATCAGAAAATTTTAGCGCGTATATTACCAGAAAAAGACACAAACAGCAACAAAAAAGGTAATTTTTTAATTAATGTAGTTAATGATGATGAGAAGATGGAGCCTTCAGCCCTTAATAGTATTAATGATCCTTATTTTGAAGAAAGAGGTATCACAGATGCTATAAAATTATTACCAATCTTTGGTCGTAATAATAATGATTTACTTGGTGATGTTTTGTCTTTATTAGATCCCAAATATTTAGCTAATAAATTCATAACTGGAAAAGAAATGATAAAAGAATTAAATTCAAATATTGATCAAATACAAACAAAAATAGATTCTCTAGAATTAGAAATACAAACAAAAATTACTGGAAATTCTTTTTTAAATCAATTATTAAAAAATGATGATCAAATTATTTTTCTAAGTGAACAAGTTCTTACAATTACAAGAAAAAATCAAACAATTGATTTAAGTAAAATAATAGGACAAATCAATAAACTAAAACAATCACAACTATCAAATCCACAAATTACATCAGAACAAAATCAAATAGCTAGAATTAAAGATGGAGATTCAACTGCAACTAAAATGGTTTTAATGCATTTAGTAACAGGTCAAAATAACAAGTTACCGATGGTTCAAGAAACTTTAAATTTTGCTGAAGTATTATGGCAAAATACACAACTTGATTTTTAATTAATAATTAAATTAAATATATTAGTTTAATTTAATTATGTCCTGTACAAAAAATATAGTTAATAATAAATCTGAATCAAAAGGGATATTACTAGCAATATTAAGTTTATTTCTTAGTTCAAAATATAAATTAAAAAATACACATATTTATATAAATCTAAGTAAGTATACAAATATATTAAAAAATTTATTTCCTGACTATAATTTTGTCAAATCTAAATTAGATTCTACATTTAATATAGGTATACATACAAAGGAATTATATGATATTAATATTATATACTTGGATCAATTAAGCTATCTAACAAATAAAGTCAAACCAATACCTTGGTTTGATTCGGATAATCCTATTGTAATGTTTAAATCAAATAAATCTAATTTTAAAAAAGATATATCTAAAATAAAAAATAAAATAATAGATTGGTCTAATTGTGATAGATCAAAAATTTATGATGGAATTAAAACATATGATCAATATATTGAAGATAAAATAATAAGTTTATATATTAAAACTAATCCAAAATGGACAAAAGATATGTTAATTGAATATATTAGAAAAAAATTATCAAATGACCTAATTATTAATAAAAAAAATAAAAAAAAAATAAAAGTTCCAGTTCCTTATATTCTTCCTGTACCAATTCAATACAAACAAAAAACTAATAAAATACAATATATTGATTTAAATGGAAATCAAACATATATCCCATCTAATAAAATACAATATATTGATTTAAATGGAAATCAATCATATAACCCCCTTATCCCAACTAGTTCATCTATTATTCCTATTCCAAAATCTACATCTATAAAACCTGATTATAAATCATCTAAACAATCAACAGAAGACTTGACTGAAGTATATAATAAATTAAAACAAAAGATAGATTCAATTAAATTAAATAGTAATATAAATGATCAATTATCTAATAATTTAATAGAATTAGAAAAAAAAGTAGAAATGGTTAATAGAAGTATTAATGCAAATAAAAAAACTTTTGAATCTGCACCTGTATAATTTAAGCAAACCGTTAATAATTTAGAACAACTTGCAATAATGGTGGAAAAATTTTTAATCCAGATAATTTAAAAATAGTATATACTATTTTTAATTATGTCAAATAATAGACTTGCAAATAATAGTAATAAAAATGAAGATTCTAAAAAAGATATAAAAAAAACAAATAAAAGGCAAAAGAAAAAGAAATCTTCACTGCCTCCTAGCCCTCCTAGTCCTCCTCCTAGTCCTACTTTATCAGATGAAAGTTATGATGTAAACATAATACCAAGTAATAAACTTGATGAAGAATTTATGGAAAAATGTTATGCTTATTCATTACCATTTGATTGGAAGGAGGAGTATACAATAAATAATGTATCTGCAAATGAAAAAAAGAAAATTTCAAAAACTTATAACAAGTTAAAAAGAAAACTAATAACAAAAACAATTCAGTTGACTGATATACTTAAAATTCAAGGAATTACAAATGATGAAAGAACTGGATTAATTGAATCTTATGCTATTATGCAAAGTTTAGATATTGATTTATATGAATATATTAAATTTAGAGATGAATTAAAATCAAGAATTGAATATTTTAAGACACGAAAAATATCAGTATGTGAAATGATTGCAATTGAAAATAAAAAGGCTGAACTTAAAAAAATAAATATAACTTCAGATGAAATAGAACAAAAAATTCTAAAATTAGATATAGATAAATATTCACAAGCGTTAATTTATCAAAAATTTTCTAAACTTTCAACAATGAGTCCAATGGATTCAGAGTATCATAAATTAAAAGAATGGATTGATACTGTAATTGATATTCCATTTTCCACAGTTAAACCTCTTGAACTAAATTTATCACGAGAAATATCAATTAACTCCATTCTTATATGGGCTAAAGATAAGCTTGATTCTGAAATATATGGGATGGATGGAATTAAAGAAGAACTTTTACTTGTATTAAATCATAGACTAACAAACCCAAACTCATCAGATCATTCAATTGCATTAATTGGACCTCCTGGTGTTGGGAAAACTAAGATTGTTAGAACATTAGCAAAAATTCTATCTCTTCCATTTGAACAGATTTCAATGGGTGGAGTTACAGATTCATCATTTTTAGATGGTCATTCATATACCTATGAAGGTGCAAGACCAGGAAAAATAGTTGAATCACTTAAAAAGTTACAATGTAAAAATGGAATATTATTTTTTGATGAAGTTGATAAAATAGGGATGTCATCAAAATCTCAAGAAGTTTCTAATCAACTACTTCATATAACAGATTTTACACAAAATACACATTTTTGTGACAAATATCTTCCCGAGCTACCACTTGATTTATCAAAAATTTGGTTTGTATTTTCATTAAATGATGAAAATCTAATGGATCCAATTCTAAAAAATCGTATGAATTTGATTAAAGTTACAGGATATAGTCCTAAAGATAAGATTCAAATTATTGATAAGTTTTTAGTAAACCAGATTTGTGAATCACTTCAAATGGATCAGAAAAAAATTATTTTAACTCTTGAAGTTAAAAATCATATTATTTCCAAATGCTCACAAGAAGAAGGTATTAGAGATTTAAAAAGAGCTATTGAAGCATTATATAGAAAATTAGATGTATTATGCAGAGCAGTACTTATAGATGGTACATTTGGTGATCTTAAATTATCATTTGCAATTAAAAATTTTGTCCTTCCATATACTTTAACTATTCAAGATATTAATCTACTTCTAAAAAACTATATTAAAGAAAGCAAAATACCGCCTGGACTTTATGTTTAAAATTTTTAATTAAATAATTAATTTCTAAAGAATAAATATATGAATATTTGGTATATACTTATTCTTGCAATATTTCTAATATTATTTGGAATATTTTTAAAATTTAATATTAAAAAATCAGAAAAATTCTTTAATGAAGAAGTTGCTCCAGAAGAAGTTTCTACAGAAGTTTCTACAGAAGTTTCTCCAGTTGCTACAGAAGAAGTTGCTCCAGTTGCTACAGAAGAAGGAACTCCACCTGTTACAGAAGAAGGTACAACACCTGTTACAGAAGAAGGAACTCTAGTTGCTACAGAAGAAGGTTCAGAAGTTACTACAGAAGAAGGTGCAGAAGAAGGATCAGAAGAAGGTGTAGAAGAAGGTACACTAGAAGGAGTAGAAGAAGGAGCAGAGGGAGCAGAACAACAAAAATCTAAAAAAAGGAAAAGTCAAGCTCAAAAAACTGCAGAACGTGTTGCAAAAAAAGTTGCTATAGATGCTGCTAAAAAATTATTATTTAAAATGGGTTCAGGACCATTTGGGTGGATTAGTTTAATTATTGCAGAAGTTCTTAAAAATGTTTTAAATTTAGATCCAAAAGATTTTGTTGATTGTCCTAAAGGATATTATCAGGCAGATAAATTACCCAAGAGTATTAAAACAGTTATTTCTGTTGTTCCAGGAATTAGTGACGTTTTTAGTTTACTTGGAAATAAACTCTGTATTAAATTAGGATGTAGTAAAGACAAATTTATTCAAACTGGTTTATGTTATAAAAGATGCAGAGCTGGATATAAAAATGTTGGTCCTGTTTGTTGGAAAACTTGTGGAAAAGATAAAGATGTAGGTGCTTTATGTAGAGAACGCTGTAGAGATGGATATAAAGAAATTGCAGGTATATGTTATAAAAATTGTGGTTCAGGACAAAAGGATCTTGGATTAACTTGTGTTAAAAAATAATTATAATATATATATATATAAATGTATAATTTTTTAAGTTTTCTTATAATTGGATATATAATATATTTAATATTAAATATTAATACTATTGAAAATTTTAGAAGAAAAGGTATTAAAATGCCTTCAATAAAAAATATTGGTAAATCAATTAAAAATGTTGCAAAAAAAGCAGGTGATGGTATTAAAAAAGTTGCAAAAAAAGCTGGTTCTGCTATTCTAACAATTATACCTATACCAAAACAATCATATGTTCCAAAAACATATGCAAAAGCTTCATATGGTATAGGAGTTGGTAAAATACCAATCCAAATAATAATGAGACCATTAAAACCAGGTATTAAAATATCAAAAATTTAGATAATATATAATAAAAATATTATATATTATTATATAATAATATATGAAAAATATTGATGTAATAGCTATCATTATTATAATTATAATTGTAATTACTATATTATTTAGTGATTGTTCTGATACAAAATATGAACATTTTAAAGGTTCAAGAATAAAAATGCCTTCGATAAAAAAGATCGGTAGCGCAATTGCATCTACTGCTAAAAAAGCTGGTGGTGCAATTAAATCTACTGCTAGAGCAACTGGTGGTGCAATTAAATCTACTGCTAGAGCAGCTGGTGGTGCAATTAAATCTACTGCTAGAGCAGCTGGTGGTGCAGTTGCTTCGACTGCTAGAGCAATTAGATCTACTAAAAGAACACCAGCTCGAAAAGCTGGTGCTGTAGTAGCTGTAAGCTCTTCAGCTTTGCTAAATAAAATTTCAAATATTAAAATACAGGAAACATCAATATTAAGATCAGTTGATTCTGTAAATAAAATGTCAATAACTGTAAATAATTTATTAAATATTTTATCAAGAAGAATTCCTCAAATTCCCAACAGAATTAAATTTGCAAATCAAAAGAGAATTTTTACTTTATATCTAATTAGAAAAACACAGACTAAAATTGCATATTTAAATAGTTTAATTATATTTACTACAAATATTAATTCTGGTAAATCAACAAATACATCTAAAGAAGTCAATATTTTAGTTAAAAAAATTAATTTGCAAGTATTTGCAATTAAAACATACATATCAAGAACACAAAGTTATATTTGTCAAACAACTAGTATTTTTTTTGAACTTGAAGAAAGTTATAATAATATTTTTGATTTATTAAATGAACTAAAAATTATTGGTCCTAGATTTAATTCTCTAGTAACTGAAACTAGAAAAAATGTTGAAACTATCAATAAACAATTTGAAACTATAAATTTAGAAATACAAGAAGCAAATAAACCACCACCTGAAGAAGCTCCAAGCGAATCATCTGATGCATCAGCTTCTGGTGATTCTGCTAGTGCTGATACTTCTGGTGATTCTGCAGGTGCTGATACTTCTGCTGCTGATACTTCTGCTGCGGATACTTCTGCAGATACTTCTGCTGATGCTGGAGAAAATGTTGAAGGTTTTAATAATGCAACACTTTTTGAACCAATTGTTTTTGAACAAACAGAAATACTAATACCTGAAACATTAGTTTTACCAGCAAAAAATACATTGCCTAAACTTGATCCAAAAGAATTAATTATTCCTACTTTAAATAATCAAAATCTAATTGAAATAGAGAAATTAAAAGCTATTAAATTAGCACCAGCTCTAGCGAATAATTCTTCCGAGGTATCTTCAGATACGCAGATAGAATCTTATATATTAAGTTCAATTCCATTAGAACCAATTGTTGATATACCTGCTGATGCCGATCAATCTGATATTAATGCTGAAAATGATTTAATATACGAATTAAGTTAAATAAATCTCTGTAAATCTTCAAATTAATTTTTAATTATTTAATTAAAAATTAATTTATATCTAAATTATTTATATATAATATGGATATTTATAATATAGTTAGTATTGCAATTGTTTGTTTAGTCATATTTATGATTTTTACTTCTAAGTCTAAAACAAATGAACATTTCAGATTTAGATTTCCAAGTAAAAAAGATTTTTCTAAAGCAAAATCAGCTATTTCTAAAAAAGCTAAAAAAGCTGTAGCTATATCTAAAAATATTGGAAAAAAAATAGCTGCTGGTTCTGTTAGATTAGTTAATAAAATTTCTAGACCTAGACAAAAAACTTTATCTGAAGATGATAAAAAAATTGTATTATTAATTGCTCAATCTAAACTTGCAAATCAAAAGAAAATTTTTACATTATATTTAATTAAAAAAACTCTGGCTAAAATTGCCTACTTAAATGTTTTAATTGAATTTATTAAAAATATTAAAACAAAAGATTCTACACTTATGACAAAACAAATGAATATATTACAGAAAAGAATAAATCTACAAGTAAATGCTATTAAATTCTATATTGCAAGAACTAAAACTTTTATTTCTCAAACAACAACTATTTTTAATCAACTAGAACAAAATTATATTAGTATTATTAGTAAAAAGTCTATAGCACCAGCACCAGTCCCAGCCCTACTACCAAAACTAGCCCTACCATTACCAGCCCTACCAAAACCAGCCCTACCAAAACCAGCCCTGCCAATACCAGCCCTGCCAATACCAGCCCTGCCAATACCAGCCCTGCCAATACCAGCCCTGCCAATACCAGTACCAGTCGTAATACCAGTAATAGCAAAAAAACCATCTGATTCAGAGGAACCTGATTCTGAAACCGAAACACCTGAATCCGAAACTCCTGAAGAATCTGAAACATCTGAAGCATCCGAAACTCCTGAAGCATCCGAAACACCTGAAGCATCCGAAACTCCTGAAGTATCCGAAACACCAGAAGCATCCGAAACACCTGAAGCATCAGAAACACCTGAAGCATCAGAAACACCAGAGGCATCCGAAACACCTGAAGCATCTGAGACACCTGAAGCATCAGAATCAGAAAGTGTATCCGATGTAAATGAAGGATTTAGATCTGTATCTATATCTAATCAAATGAAAATTCCAGATAAATCATCATTGCCTACACTTGGTCCAAATGAACTTGTGTTACCAGTATTTAATGAGTCAATATTATCACAAGTACCAAATGTACAAGTTGTTCCAGTTGAATTAAAAATTGAATTAGAATTTTTAAAATCTTTACCAATAGAAGAAAGAATTGAAATACCAAAAAATGATTTAGTAAATCCAGCAGATATTGCTGAAGAAAAGAAAATTATTTTTTAGACTAAAATAGCTCTCTAAATATTCTATGTATTTCTGCCATTGATTTACAATCAATTTCATTATAATGTTCAATATCTTGAATAACTTTATTCGTTCCACCAAGCATATAATAATTATATGCTTGATTCATTGCATCCATTCCATTAGATACACTATCATTCCAAATAGTTGAAGTTAAACCTAATGAATGCAAAGCTCTATTGATACTTTTTAATTTAAAGTCAAATGCTCCCTTTACACATATTTCATCATCTTTAAACCATTTGCACATATCATAAAATTCAAACTGTTCTGGGATATTCACATATGGTTTTAAATTTGTATTTTCATAATTTGACCAATGAAATACTGGTATTTTATTAACTTGATCTAATTCAGCAATTTCTTTCATCTTCAAGTTAAATTCTTGTAATATTCTTTGTTCTTCTTTTAAATCTAATGACTTTGTTGTATAGACATAATACGTCCATTTACCATCAATAACTACTCCTAATCCTATCATAAAAATAAAATTAGATCTAGGGATATTTAGTGAATAAACAGTTTTACCAATTGTTTCAATATCAACATAACATGCAACTTTTGAATTTTTCCAATTACCAAAGTTTGATAATTGTGAAAAGCTAATAATTTCTTCATTATCTGGTTTATTAATTTCTAAAATACTATTAATTGTTCCTGATAACTTGCAACTAGGATTAAATCCTAAAATATTTGAATTAATTCTTGGATCATCCCATCTACAAATACCTGATTCTAAAGCTAAATCTCTTGATCTCTTTCCAACCGAATATATCATTGTTATCTCTTTATTTTTTTCAGCCAACTGTTTTTTAATTTGATGAAATTCACCATCTGATGTATTTTTCATATTTGGATATAAACGTGGATCATTTGGAGGATCTACTTGAAGATCTCTATTTGTTCTAACTTCTTGTATCCATTCAATCGCCTCATTTGTTTTTTCTATATTTTGTTCTTCAATTGATGTTTCCCAGTCAATTAATCCTAGTCTTTCAAAAGGATCTAAAAATGTTTCTACAATAGGAACTTTATTAACAGTTTTCTCACGATAATATGATTTCCCAATAACAAATCCTCTAGTTGCTGGAACTAATTGGATTTTATTTAATGCATCTGTGTATATCCATATTTGAGCTTTGTATGGTTTTACTGAAATTTCATTTTGTAAATTATCAGATCCTGCTTTTAATTTTAAACTAGACCATTTAATATCATATACCTCGTATACTGGATTTGTTGAACTTGTTGAAGGATAAGATGGAAAAATTTTCTTAGCATAATCTGATCTAATAATTAGATCAGCACATCCATAAGTTTTATTTGTATGATTCCAAAGAACTGGTTGGTAAATTACAGGGACTAATTGACTAATTGCTTGAATTGTACGTCTATATTTTGATAAATCTCTTGCTTCAAAACTCTTTGCAATTTCAATAAAATCTTTTGATGGAATCAAATTCTTAATCTTGTTAATAATTTCTTCTTCAAACTTATTTCCATTATCAAATATTTTTTCCAAAAATGTTTCTGAGTTTGATCTAGATCTTGGTATTTTATTATAGGTACTTGTTCTAGATCTTTTATTAGATGTACTTGATTGAAATTTTAAAAAATCAATTAATGGATCATCTAACATATAGTTTCGTGTACTACTTGCTGTTACCCAGGTGGAATTTGGTATTTCTATAGATTGAGATAATCGCTTTCTTTTATTTATATTATATTCTTCAATTTTTATAATTTGATTTGTTAGTAGATCAACATACATTAGGTATGGACACATTTTCCAATTATTTGCAATATGTTTTAAATGTGTATGTTGTTCATCTGTTATATATTGATCTAATAACAAATCAGAATTAGATAAAATTACTTCACACATTCTATTTTCATAAAATCCTAAAGGTGAACAACCTTCAATTCCCATTGATTTTGGAATTAATTGTACATCAAGTTTTTTAGCAACTTTTAAAACATCTGCTGTAACAAATGGATTTGAATATGAAATTTTTTTAAGATTCAAAAATAATTTTGAAATTTTATTTGCTAAAACAGTTTCCATTCTTAATTTAAATAAGTATATTTGTTTAAATCAAAATAATTAAAATATCAATTTTTTTAGAATTAATTTAAGGTCTTCTTCCATGTCTTCTTCCATGATGTCTTCCATGATGTCTTGTATGTGAATGTCTTGCATAAGGTCTTGAACTTGTTGTATAGCCACTATTGGATAAAGATCCATACATTCTACCCCAAGTATAATAAACATATGGGTTGAACCAGTAATCAAGTGGATTATACCAGTACTCAACTGGATTATAGAAATATGATGATCCTCCTACATAAGGGATTGTATTATAAATTGTTTGTTTTTTTGTTCCAGAAATATCTGTGTTAAATGGTTCCAAGTTAGTTTTATTGGTTAACATAAAAAATATAACTAATGCGATAATAAAAACTATAGTATTAATATCCATATATCTATATATTTGGTTTAGAAAATAAACATTGAAATTTTTATATTTAACTGATATAAATAAATATATACTATATTTTATAATGGATTCTATACCTAAAAAAACAATAAACAATATGGATAAGGTTTTAACAGACTTACTTGTCAAGGCCAAAAAGGATGACGAGTTCGAGATTAGTTTTAAACAAACTGAGAATAAAATTACTTTGGAAAAATATATAACTTTGCTTAAATATCTTGTAGTCATAAGTAAAAAATTAAATCTTGAAATTGTAAAATCTGACTACCTAAATGTCTCATATAATTATGATTATGAAAATTTTAATAATTATAGAATTTCAGTAACTGGTCTTGAAAATATTAATAAAAAACTTGCATCTATTTCTCATAGAGAAAATCATGTTATCTTTTCAATGTTACTTTCTGAACACTTATCCAATCCAGAATCTGGAATTGAATTAATGAATAAAATTAAAGATAAAAAAAATATGGTTGATTTTGATGATCTTGACTTGAGAGCAAGACTATCTTCAGAAAATTCTGTTCCAAAGTCAGCTCATAATGAACTTCTTAAACTTTCAGAAAAGGAAAGAAAATATATTGGCTTTAGATATATTCAAAGAGTTAGTCTTATTATTGAAGATACTCCTACATATACTTTTAGAATAGATTTGTCTCAAGTTAAAAGTGCAAGTAAACCAAATTTTATTGAAAAAAATGCATCATTAACCGAGTTAGAATTTGAAATAACTGTAAAAAAGGAGTTAAAAGAATCACAATGTAAAAAACTTGTAGAACAAATTATAGAACAAATTGAAAATATACAAAAAGTTTTACAAAAATCAAATTTAGTGATATCAAAACAATCAAATATTCAAGTTATTGATGGACTTAAAAAGTTACTATTTGGCGATCAAGAAATTTTTATTAAAGACCTCCCTGGTATGCAAACTCAAGCTGCAGAAACACAACATATTGTAGACTTAATCCCAAATCGTTATACAGTTACTGATAAAGCTGATGGTGAAAGAACATTTATGTATATTACAGAAGGATCAATATATTTAATTTCAAATACTTTAGAAGTAAAACAGTTAGATCTTAAGGATATGGGACTAACAAAAGCTAAAGTTGAAGAGTTTGATTCAACAGTTCTTGATGGCGAGTATATATTTGTTGGTTCAAAACAAAAGTTTGTATTTTTAGGTTTTGATTGTTTAGTATTTAAGGGTCAAGATTTAAGAAAAGAACCAAAACTAGAAATTCGTTTGAATTCACTGAGATTATGTACTAGTAATTTATTTGGCCAAGTTTCAGATACAGTTCAGTATGCTGGACCATTTGATAT